TAGATTTATTCTTACATGTAATTATGTAGAAAAGATTATCGACCCTATCCAAAGTAGATGTCAAGTGTTTGGCATTACTCCTCCCAATAAAAAGGAGGTGGCTAAGAGAATAGTAGACATTCTACAAGAGTTAAAGGTGGAATATACCAATGAGGATCTTGTATCTATCATTAATGCCGGCTATCCGGATATTAGACGTGTTCTAAATTCATGCCAACGGCAAGTGATTGCAGGTAAGTTAGTAGTAGATGATAATAGCATTATCCAGGCTAATTATATGACAAAGATCTTAGATATTCTTACATCAGATCAAAGTAAAAAAGATATGTTCAAATTGATTCGTCAAATAATTGCAGACAGCCGAGTAAAAGATTTTACGGCGTTGTATAAGTTCTTATTTGATGAGATCGATAATTATGCTAAAGGGCACATTGCCAGTGTAATCTTGATCTTAGCAGAACAGCAGTATCAAGACGCATTTGCCGTAGATAAAGAGTTACATGCAATGGCTACTATTGTTAAGTTATTAAACGAAGTAAAGTAAGGAGTTTTAAAATGGCAAAGAAAATTTATATGAATGCCGATGCACGTGCTAAACTCAAGCAAGGAATTGATGCGTTAGCGGATGCAGTGAAAGTAACATTAGGACCTAAGGGACGGAATGTTATTATTGATAAAGGAGCATTGTCGCCTGTAGTAACAAAAGACGGTGTATCAGTCGCAAAACATATTGAACTAGAAGATTCGATTGAAAATATTGGTGCTAGACTTATCAAGGAGGTTGCTTCTAAAACAGCAGATTTAGCTGGTGATGGAACTACAACAGCAACTGTAATTGCACAAGCTATTATAACTGCAGGCCTAAAAAATGTTACTGCCGGTGCAAATCCAATGGATTTAAAGCGCGGCATTGATTTGGCCGTAGAAGCTATAGTTAAAGAACTAGATGAAATGGCAATAGAAGTCGCATCGGATTCAGATCAAATAAAACAAGTTGCTACGATCTCAGCAAATAGTGATGAATCTATTGGAAGTATTATTGCACAGGCTATGACAGAAGTTGGCATTGATGGTGTTATTACTGTCGAAGAAGCTAAAGGCATGGAGACAGAACTGCGTACTGTTGAAGGAATGCAATTTGATCGTGGTTATTTATCACCGTACTTTGTTACGGATAGCAATCGAATGGAAGCAGTTTATGAGGATGCATTTATCTTATTATATGAGAAAAAGATTTCTAATATGGCCGAATTGTTACCTGTATTAGAATCAGTTATTCAGACTGGCAAACCATTATTAATTGTAGCAGAAGATGTAGATGGAGAAGCATTAAGTTCTTTAGTAGTTAATAAAGTACGTGCTGGATTTAAAATTGTAGCTGTTAAAGCTCCAGGATTTGGCGATGCACGTAAAGAAATGTTACGAGATATTGCTGCAATAACAGGCGGAACAGTAATTTCGCAGGAGATAGGCAAGACCTTAGATCAAGCAACAATTGAAGATTTAGGATTGGCAGAAAAAATTACGGTATCTAAAGATGCGACAACGATTGTTAATGGATTTGGCGAAGAAGCCGATGTGAGTGATCGTATTGATAGTATTAAGGTGCAGATTGATTCTAGTAAATCAGACTATGAGACAGAAAAACTCCAAGAACGATTAGCTAAATTAGTAGGTGGCGTGGCAGTATTATCAATCGGCGCAGCCACGGAGGTAGAGATGAAGGAAAAGAAAGATCGTGTTGATGACGCATTACATGCTACAAGAGCAGCAATTGCCGAAGGTATTGTACCTGGCGGAGGCACTGCACTACTCCACGCTGCAAATAAACAAAAAGATTTAGGAAAAGATTCCAATCAAGATATTAAATATGGTATTGATATTGTACGACGAGCAGTCGAAGAGCCTATTCGCCAAATTTGTTACAATTCGGGTGTTGACGGCTCTGTGGTAGTACGGGATGTATTAGAGTCAGGATTAGGATATAATGCTCAAACAGGAAAATACGAAGACTTGATCGAGACGGGAGTTATAGATCCTAAGAAAGTGACACGTGTAGCGTTACAAAATGCCGCTTCAATAGCATCACTTGTGTTGATGACTGAGTGTGCAGTAGTAGAAATACCAAAAGAAGAAAAAGAACAGCCTGCATATGGTATGTAAGTTGATAAAAAGATTATATATTAGGAAATATAATGGATAAAAAAGAAAGAGCAATGCAGGCACGTGGCATGAAACCGTTACGTGCAGAAGATTTAATCGATATCATATGTGAGTCATGCGGAGGACGATTCTTTAAAGAAGTTCAGTCATTTAAACGCGTGCCTGCACTTCTTTCTCCGACTGGTAAAGAACAGATTATGCCAGTGCCTACTTTTAGATGTGATGACTGCGGCCATATTAATGAAGAGTTTATGCCTAAGTAATGACTAAGAAACCGAAAACTATATTTGATCATCTCGCCGGCATTAGTCATAAAAAAGATGAATGGAATTCACTGACAGAAGCAGATCAAAAATCTTTTTCGCCATATTTAATTAACAGATGGCTATCGATGCAATACGATCTAATTGAGGTTGTGGATGCATTGCAGAGGTTTACTATAGGCCCATTATCGACAAAGCATGTATATCAGTTATATTATGACGTTTTGCCAGCAAAGCGTTATTTTGCAAAATATATTAAAGGTAAGGCATCTGTTAAATTTGACAAGGAGTTATTGACACTGATAGCAAATCACTTTCAGATATCAAAACAAGAAGCTACTGATTATCTAGAAATATGGTTAACGTCAGATGCCGAGCCTCTCAGAGAGATCTTACGTAAATATGGTAAAACGGACAAAGAGATAAAGAAATGGCTATAAGCAAATTTATACGAGAAACAAAAAACAAAGTAGAACTTTCAGAAACTGTACATCACCCCGATCATTATGGCGGCGAAGATAATATTTACGAAGCTATAAAAGTTATTGAAGCTTGGGGATTAAATTTCGCATTAGGAAATACAGTTAAATACATTTCACGAGCCGGCAAAAAAGATCCTAACAAGACGCTAGAAGATCTAGAAAAGGCACTTTGGTATTTAGAACGTGAAATATCTCGTATAAAAGATTTGGATAAATAATCATTATTTCTTATATTTAGAGTATGCATAGTTTAATTAAGTTTAATATACGAGAACCTAACGGCGAACGTAAGATATCATACTCTCAATTTTCAATGTATAGCAAATGTCCTAAACAATGGGAATTGGCATATGTACAAAATTTACGAGAGTTTAGGCAGAGTATTCATACACTATTCGGTACGGCATTTCATGAGACGCTTCAAGAATATTTGACGGTAATGTATGAACAATCGGCAAAAAAGGCTGATGAACTCGATGTCAATGGCATGCTCCTCAACAAGATGGCAGATGCATATGCACATGCCGTGAAGGAGATGGGCGAACATTTTTCGAATAAGTTTGAACTTAATGAGTTTTATAATGACGGTGTACTCATTCTAGATTATCTTAAAAAGAATAGATCAAAATATTTTTCTGCTAGGCATGAAGAGTTGGTAGGTATCGAAGTTCCAATTTACCACCAGGCAGATGATGATAATAGTTCTGTTATGATGATGGGGTTTCTAGATATTGTCATACGAGATAAGCGTACGGATCGTATTAAGATTATCGATATTAAGACAAGTACACAAGGATGGAATAAGTATCAAAAGGCTGATAAACTAAAGGCGTCGCAGTTAGTTTTATATAAAGAATACTTTGCTCAGCAATTTGGGTTTGATGTAGATAAAATTGATATACTATATTTAATTGTTAAGCGTAAGTTAATTGAAGGAGCGATGTTTCCACAGAAACGTGTGCAAGAATTTGTGCCGGCGAGCGGTAAGCCTACAAGAAACAAACTTAAGAGTTCATTGAACAATTGGATTGGTTCAAGTTTTGATAAAGATGGAAATTACAACGTTAATAAAACATATCCAGCGGTTGCCGGCAAGAATAAGAAAAATTGCAAATACTGTGAATTTGCAGATCGTGAAGATCTTTGCCCTGTTGCTAAAAGGATCAAAGAATGAAAATCGCGATGATTGGATCTAGGCACTATGAAAAGCCTAGAAAAATACGAGACACGATTACTAATTCTAAACGGAAGTTTGGCGATGAATTGATAATTATTTCCGGTGGGGCAAAAGATGGAGCTGATCGGTATATAAAAAAGTATGCAATAGAGTTTGGTGTTACGTATAAAGAGTTTAATCCAGCACATACACCGAGAAATCTATACAGTGCTATGTCAGAAGATTATTACAATAAGCCGTATCACGTGTCTCAATTTCATCATCGTAATATGCTACTGGCTAAAGATTGTGATGTAATGATTGCATTTGCGGAAGGCGATGTTACTAACGGCACAAAAAGTGCAATTCAAGCAGCAAAACGGCTTGGAAAAAAGGTGGTTATTATCACCTAAATCATATTTATAATAAAGAAAAAGAACGGTTATACGGAGATTTAATGGAACAGTTACAGTTACCTAAGCTTAGGAAGATTGATCCTAACAAACCAAAAAAGAAAAAGATTTTATTGTTATCAGATGACTTGCGCATGCATTCTGGTATTGCAACAATGTCACGTGAATTTGTAATGGGCACTCTTAAAGAGTATGACTGGGTACAGATTAGTGCAGCAGTAAAGCATCCAGAAGAGGGCAAAATTATGGATTTGTCCCAAAGCGTTGCAAAAGAGACTGGTATTAATGATGCATATTTAAAGTTATATCCTGTATCAGGGTACGGTAATGCACAGATATTGCAGCAAGTAATGAATATTGAAAAGCCGGATGCAATATTGCACTTTACAGATCCTAGGTTCTGGGGTTGGTTATATCAACTTGAACATTCGCTTCGTCAGCACATCCCCCTTATGTATTATAATATTTGGGATGATTTGCCATATCCGCATTGGAACGAACCATTTTACGAGTCATGTGATTTGATCATGAACATTTCACGTCAGACTCAAAACATTGTAAAAAATGTTCTTAAAAAGTATCCTAAACCAGATTGGGCAGTGCAATGGGTATCGCATGGTATTAATGAAAATGATTTCCGTATTATTAACGAATTGGATAAAGATTGGAATGAGTATAAAAAGTTTAGTGATGATTTTAAGAAAACTCATGACGTAGACTTTATTGTGTTCTGGAACAATAGGAACATTCGACGTAAGCAACCAGGGGATTTAGTGTTAGCGTTTAGTGAGTTTTGCAATCGATTACCAAAAGAAAAGGCAGACCGTACATGTTTACTAATGCATACTCAGCCAGTAGATCAAAATGGTACAGATTTATATGCTGTCGCAAATACAGTTGCACCTAATAGAAAAGTTTTCTTCACTGATGGGCATATAGATAGAAAGCAATTAAACTTCTTGTACAATATGGCCGATGTAACTGCTAATATTGCATCTAATGAAGGCTTTGGTTTATCTCACGCAGAATCGTTAATGGCCGGCACGCCGATTATTAATAATGTAACGGGCGGTCTTCAAGATGGATGTCGTTTCGAAGATGAAGAAGGGAATTGGATAGAATTCGATACAGAGTTTCCATCTAATCATAATGGAAGATATAAAAAGCATGCAGAGTGGGCTAAACCAGTATTTCCGACAAACAGATCATTACAGGGCTCACCACCGACGCCGTATATATTTGATGATAGAGTTGACTACAAGGATGTTGCGGATGCAATTGAATATTGGTATGAGTTAACACCACAAGAGCGTGCTGAGATGGGCGAAGCTGGACATGAATGGGCAATTGGTGATGAATCAAATTATTCGGCTAGAAAGATGTCTGAGCGATTTATAGAATGTATTAATACATGTTTAGATAATTGGACACCGAAAGAAAAATTCACGATGTATTCAGTGCCATTAAAACAAAGTTATGAATTTGAAAAAATAGGAGTATTATGAAACCATATATAGTAGTAATGGGTCCGGTGGCCACTAGGTCCGGATATGGCAATCATATGAGGGACTTATGTATAAGCTTAATTGATTCGGATAAGTATGAAGTTGATATAATTTCATTGCCATGGGGAAACACTCCTATGGATGCACTCAAAGCAGATAACGAAGAACATCAGCGTATTTCTAGTCGTATTGCTAAGCAAAATATATCGCGTAAGCCAGATGTATTTATTCAAGTATCTGTCGCAAATGAATTTCAGGCGCATGGAAAATACAACATCGGTATTACAGCCGGCGTTGAGACAGATCAGCCGCCTGGCGAATTTATCGAAGGCTGCAATAAAATGGATTTGATTATCGCCACTTCAGAGTATACGAAAGAGAGCTTGCAAAAAGTATCATATGATAAGTTAGATAAGAAGACTAATCAAAAAATTGGCGATATTCGTCTAACTACGCCTATCGAAGTATTAGCAGAAGGAGCAGACCATTCGATTTATAAAAAACTAAAACGAGCCGAAATTCATGAGTCGGTTGATGCATATTTGAGCAAAATACCTTCATCATTTAACTTTTTATTTGTTGGTCATTGGTTAAAAGGAGCCCCTGGTCATGATCGTAAAGATGTTGCTATGATGATTAAGACATTTTGCGAAACATTTAAAAATAAAGCAAAACAGAATAAACCTGGTTTGATCTTAAAAACTAGCCATGCAACGTTTAGTATAATGGACCGAGATGAAATTTTCCGTAAAATACAAGAGATTTTAG